GGTGCAGGACAAAGCCACCCGCTGGCTATGGACGTACAACCACGAGCGTCCGAATATGGCGCTCGGCGGCATCACGCCTGCCATGAAGTTGGCGATGGCCGCTTAGCTCCACTTCTGGCGACCGCTAAAAGTGGGGGGATTACCAGACCATGCTGGCCTTCGCAACCGGCACCAACCTTGATCACCTCGGCGCACTGTTCGGCGTAGCGCGCCTGGTACTCGATCCGGGCCAATCTGAAAACAGCATTGCGCCGACTTATGAGTCGGACGTGGACTTCCGCCGCCGGATCCAACTGGCGCCGGAGGGCTTCAGCGTTGCCGGCCCCGAGGGCGCCTACATCTATCACGCGCTCAGCGCGGCGGCCGATGTCATGGACGCCAGTGCCACCAGCCCTGCGCCTGGGCAGGTACTGGTCACCGTGCAATCACGCAAGGGCGATGGCACCGCACCGCAGTTACTGCTTGACCAAGTCGCCGCCGTCCTCACCAATGCTGACGTGCGCCCCTTGACCGACGAGGTCGCTGTCCAGAGCGCGCAGATCGTCCTGTACGCCATTCGCGGGCGCGTTTACACCTACGCCGGCCCCGACTCTGCGGTGGTTATGCGCGAGGCACTGCGCAACCTGCAGGCCTATCTCGCCGAAGCGCATCGGATCGGCCGCGACGTGCCGGAATCGGCCATCAAGGCCAAGTTATTCGTCGATGGCGTACAGCGTGTTGAGCTGGACTCGCCGGCTGCCGACATTCGGATCAGCCGCACGCAGGCTGCGTACTGCATCTCGATCGACATCGTGCACGCCGGCATCGATGAGTAGTTCACCGCTCCCGCCCAACGCCACGCCGATGGAGCGCGCCGTCGCCGCCGTCACCGAGCGCCTGGCCGCGATCCCGTTGCCGTATCCGGACCTATGGAACCCGGACACGTGCCCCGCAGGCCATCTGCCATGGCTGGCCTGGACCTTGTCTGTCGACGACTGGAAAGCCGACTGGAGCGACGCGGTCAAGCGCTCGCGCCTGCGCAGCGCCATGGCGATCCAGCGCCGCAAGGGCACCGCCAACAGCGTGCGGATGGTGGTCGAGTCCTTCGGCGGCGCGGTGGCCATCCGCGAGTGGTGGCAACAAGAGCCGCGTGGCCAGCCGCACACCTTCGAGCTCGCACTGACACTGACCGGCGCCGATGGACAAAGTGCCAGCGCCCGGTTCGTGGAGGAGGTCATCGCCGAGGTCGAGCGCACCAAGCCCGTGCGGGCGCATTTCACCTTCACCCAAGGATTTCAGGCCGAGGCCCGACTCAACGTCGTGGCACGCGGCAGAGCCACCGTCTTCGTGCGCCTGCAGGGCGATGCGAGCTAGAGAGCACAAATGCCCGGACTTAAACTCAAGATCACCACCGCCGGCCGCCAGGCTCTGATCAACGCCGAGCAAACCGGCACCCACGCGGTCACCATTGCCGCGGTGGGTCTGACCAGCGCCGCATTCGCGGCTCAGGCCGGCCTCACCGCGCTACCTGCCGAGATCAAGCGCCTGACCACCATCGGGGGCTCGGTCACAGCCAAGGACACGATTCACGTCTCGGTGCGCGACGAATCGAGCACCGCCTACAGCTGTTACGGGTTCGGCCTCTACCTGGCCGACGGCACGCTGTTCGCCGCGTACGGCCAGCCCGCATTGCTGGTGGAGAAGTCCGGCGCCGCCTCGGTGCTGCTGGCGATCGACGTGATGCTGGCCGACGTCGATACCGCGCAGATCACCTTCGGCGCCACCAACTTCACCGACCCTGCGGCAACCGTCGACGTGCCAGGCGTGGTTCGCCTGGCCACAGACGCCCAGGCCATCGCCGGCCTGGACAAAGAGCGGGCGGTGTCGCCGGCCAACCTGCTCGCATCGCTCGACCAGCGCCTGGGCGCCATGGGGCCGACCGAATTCATCAAGGAGCTGCTGTCGCGCCCCACGGCGGCGACTGCCCGCAGCCTTCTGGGGATTCGCACGGCTGCACTCAGCGACGCCGGCCACGGCAACGGTCTGGATGCGGACACACTGGATGGTCGCCAGGGCGAGTGGTACCGCGATTTCCGCAACATGCTCAACGTGCCGCAATCGTTCCTGCTGCCTGGTCAGATCGTCGTCATGGCCTCGCTCTATCCGCCAGCCGGCCTGCTGCTGTGTGATGGCGCAGCAGTCTCGCGTGCTAAGTATGCCGCGCTGTTCGCAGCTATCGGCACCATCTACGGCGCAGGCGATGGCAGCACGACGTTCAATCTCCCGTTGATGCGTGAAGGCACCACCGTCACGCATACCAACTCCGCACAGTTCGTCGGCGTCCACAGCGCCGGGCAAGTGATCAGCCATACGCATGGCGCCAGCGCTGCAGCCGTGGGAGACCACGCGCACTACACCGCGCTCGGCGCAGCCGGTATTCACGCGCATGGTGCCAGCAGTAATCCGGCTGGCGACCATGCCCATGGCGCGTGGACCGATACGCAGGGCTGGCACGGGCACAGCGGCAGCACCAGTGCCTCTGGTGATCACCAGCACCCGGGAGTGATCCCGTCAGGCTCGGTCAACGGCTATGGCGTCTATCGCGAGCGCGACAACGATGCGGCGCCTTCAGATGGCTGGACAGGTGCGGGCGGTAACCACGCCCACAGCTTCGGGACAGAAGGCGCGGGCAACCATGCACACAACATCGGCATGAACGGCTCCGGCAATCACACCCACGGCATCGGCATCGCCGAGGGTGGCAATCACGTCCACGTCGTGGACCACCGCGGCGCCGGCGCACACAACCATGCCATCACCGTCAATGCCACCGGCGGCACCGACAACCTTCCTGCCGGCCTTCGCATGAGCTACTGCATCGCCTACTGAGGACTCACCATGACCGCAACGCTCCCACGCACCAGTACCGCCTACGCCTTTGATCCGATCACCGGCGAGTTTACCGGCCCGGTGGTCGTCTATCTCTCTGAGCTGGAAGGCCGCTACCCGCTGCCGCCCAACACGGTGTCCACCGCACCGGCAGCACCTGCAGGTCTTTATCAGCGTCATCGTCTGTCGCCAGCGAAGGGAACGTGGGAGGTGGTTCCGGACTACCGGGGCGTGATGCTCTACAGCACCGACACCGCCACCCCCGTCGCCAACACGCTGGCATTGGGCGATGCCCTGCCACTGGGATGCACGACCTCGCAGCCGATCGCATTTCTTCCCGGCGACTTCCGCCGTAACGTGTGGGACGATGCACGTGCCAGCTGGCGCGCAGATCCCGATTACAGCGCAGCGCTGGTGTGGGAAAAAGCCACCGGCGCGATCGCACCGCGACTGGACGCCGGCATCGAACTACCCGGGCAGCTGACCACCGTTGCACCGCCCATGACGGTCGACGGAACGTTGCAGTGGGACGAGGCAGCGCAGAGGTGGACTGTGCTGCCACGCTCGCCGGATGCTGCTGAGCTGTAGCCCCCAGCGGTACGCCGCAACAGCCGTGCTTAGAACAGTGCAGCCATCGACCATGGCTACATGGGCTCCGCATCCTCCGCACTGAGTAACGCTATTCGCCTCGGCGCCGTCGCCGAGGTGAATCTCGCCACCGCGCGATGCCGTGTGCAGGTCGGCGAGATGCTGACCGATTATCTGCCTTGGGTGGTCACCCTGGCCGGCACCACCATCATCTGGTCGGCGCCCGCGATCGGCGAGCAAGTCGTGGTGCTGTCGCCGGCGGGTGACCTGGCCGATGGCCTGGTGCTACGCGGCCTTTACTCTGACCAATTCGCAGCGCCCGCCGCATCCGACACACTGCACGTGCTGCGCTTTGCCGATGGCGCGCAGATCCACTACGACACCGACGCGCATGCGCTTCAGGCCACGCTACCCAGCGGCGGGACCGCGTCCATCACCGCCGATGGCGGCATCACGCTCAACGGCCCGCTAACGGTCAACGGCGCCACCCAGATCAATGGCGACGCCGGCATTACCGGCACTGCCACCGTCGACACCGACGTGGTCGGCGGCGGGATCAGCCTCAAGAACCACAAGACGACCGGCGTCACCGCCGGCAGCGCGCTCAGCGGTGGGCCGCAGTGATCGGCGTCGATGCCACCACCGGGCGTGTGATTCAGGGCGAGCAACACCTGGCCCAGTCGATCGCCTGCATCCTCACCACACCCATCGGCACACGCGAGCAGCGCCGCGACTTCGGCTCGCTGCTGCCGGAGCTGATCGATCAGCCGTTCAACGGCGCCACCCGCACGTTGCTCTACGGCGCTACCGCTACTGCATTGATGCGCTGGGAACCGCGCCTGCGCCTGACCCGCGTCGGCCTAGTCGTCGGCGACACGCCCGGCAGCTTCGTGCTGACCATCGAAGGCCAGCGCACCGACGTTGCCCCAGCCAATGCGCGCTCGCGCCTGACCATTCCGCTCCGCTTCCGCACGTCCTGATCGAGGAACCTATGTCCACTGCCTACCACCACGGCGTCCGCGTCATCGAAGTCAGCGCCGGCACGCGCACCATCCGTACCGTCTCCACCGCTGTCGTCGGCCTGGTCGCCACGGCCGCCGATGCGGATGAGAAAATTTTCCCGTTGAACAAGCCAACGCTGATCACCGACGTGCTCGGTGCAATCGCCAGCGCCGGCACCCAGGGCACCTTGCGCGCCACGCTGCAGGGCATCGCCGATCAGACCAATCCGGTGACCATCGTTGTGCGTGTGGCCGATGGCGAAGATGCTGCCAAGACGTCGAGCAATGTCATCGGCGAGGCCAAGTCCAGCGGCTATACCGGCCTGTATGCGCTGCTCGCGGCACAAGCACAGCTGGGCGTGCGCCCGCGCATCCTGGGCGCGCCGGGTCTGGATACGCTGCCGGTTGCCAAAGCACTGGCGACCATCGCAAAGAAGCTGCGCGCCATGGCCTATGTGCGCCCGGTGGCTGAGACCGTCGCCGAGGCCGTGACGTATCGCGGTCAGTTCAGCGACCGCGAGCTGATGCTGATCTGGCCGGACTTCCTGGCCTTCGACACCGCCACCAGCACCACGACCGCCGCGTATGCCACCGCACGTGCGCTCGGCCTGCGCGCCAAGATCGACACCGAGCAGGGCTGGCACAAGAGTCTGTCCAACGTGCCGGTGGCCGGCGTCACCGGCATCTCCAAGGATGTGCACTGGGATCTGCAGGATCCGGCTACCGATGCCGGTGTGCTCAACGAGGGCGACATCACCACGCTGGTGACGTTCAACGGGCAACGCTTCTGGGGGTCGCGCACGTGTGCGGAGGACAGCATGTTCACCTTCGAGACAGCCACGCGCACTGCTCAGATCCTGGCCGACACCATTGCCGAGGGCGTGGCGTTCTACGTCGATAAACCGATGCATCCCTCGCTGGTCAAAGACCTGCTGGAAACGATCAACGCCAAGTTCCGCGACCTCAAATCGTCCGGCTATCTGATCGATGCCAACGCCTGGTACGACGGCACCGTCAACAGCGCCACCACGCTCGCCGACGGTGCGCTGCGCATCGACTACGACTACACCCCGGTGCCGCCGCTGGAGAACCTGCAGCTGTACCAGAAGATCACCACCAGCTACCTGGCCGACTTTGCCGACCGCGTTAACGCGTAACGCACCTGACTTAGATTCCCGGAGAACCCCATGGCGTTGCCCAAGAAACTTAAGGCGCTCAACCTGTTCAACGACGGTGAGAGCTATCTCGGCCAGGTCGTCGAAGTGAAGCTGCCCACGCTGTCCCGCAAGATGGAGGAATACCGTGGCGGCGGAATGAATGGCCCGGTCGACATCGACTTCGGCCAGGAGAAGATCGAGCTGGAATGGAAGTGCGGCGGCCTGATGCGCGGCGTGCTGAACCAATACGGCGCAACCACCCACAACGCGGTACAGCTGCGCTTTGCCGGCGCCTACCAGCGCGACGACACCGCCGAGGTGGATGCGGTGGAGGTGGTCGTGCGCGGCCGCCACAGCGAGATCGATCCGGGCACCGGCAAGTCCGGCGATGACACCGAGTTTTCGGTCAAGACCTCGGCCAGCTACTACAAGCTGACCATCAACGGCGCCACCGTGATCGAGATCGATCTGGTGAACATGACCGAGATCGTCAACGGCGTGGATCTGCTCGCCGCTCAACGCCGCGCCATCGGCGCCTGACCTTTCCGGCCTGGCGCCGCCGGGCCTCCCCTTGAGACGTTCCGATGACCCCGACCTTTTCCCCCGCCATTTCCCTCGACCAGCCGATCGTACGCGGCGAGCAGACCATCACCGACCTCAAGGTGCGCAAGCCTGGCGCCGGTGAACTGCGCGGCCTCAAGCTCGCCGAGCTGCTTCAGATGGATGTCACTGCGCTGGCAACGCTGCTGCCACGCATTTCCTCGCCCACGCTGACCACCGCCGACGTCAATGCGATGGATCCGGCTGACCTGCTGACAGTCGGCCAGGAGGTCGCGCTTTTTTTCTTGCCGAAGGCACAGAGGGAAGCGGACTTCCCGACTGCGTAGAGGATGCGATGGCCGACATCGCGGCCATCTTCCATTGGCCGCCGTCTGAAATGGACGGCTGGTCGCTGCACGAACTCACGGCGTGGCGCGAGCGTGCCCGCCTGCGAAGCGGAGCCGAATGATGCCCCACCCGAACCATGAGGCCGCCTAAATGGCGGCCTCTGACAATCTGCGCCTGCAGGTCATCCTGGCCGCTGTCGATCGCGCCACCGGCCCGTTCCGCCGTGTGCTCAGTGGGAGCCGTGGCGTTGCCACCGCACTACGCAACCAGCGCGACGCGCTGCATCAGCTCAACAGCCAACACCGCGACATCGGCGCCTATCGCGAGCAGGTCGCTATGGCGCAGCGCGCCAAGGCCGCGCTCGATGCGCAACGGCAATCGGTGCGCACGCTCGCCCAGCAGATCAAGGCGACCGGCACGCCTACCGCTGCAATGAATGCCGAGTTCGAGCGCGCTGTGCGCACCGCGCGCGAGCTCAAGACCGCACACGGCGCGCAGGAGGCCGGCCTACAGCGCCTGCGTGGTCGCCTGGAGACGGCCGGAATCAGCACCCGCGAGCTGGTCACGCACGAGCGCCGCCTGCGCAGCGAGATCGACAGCACCAATACCGCCATGCGCACCCATCAGCAGCGACTGGTGGCGATCGACGCTGCCCAGCGTCGCAGCGCCCGCATCCAAAGCGCCGGCCTGCAGGCGAGCGCTTATGGCGCCGGCATGGCGTTCGCCGGCCAGCGCGCACTGGGCGCATCTGTGCTGCCGATCAGCGATGCGATGGAGTTTGAGTCGGCCATGGCCGACGTGCGTAAGGTGGTGGACTTCAAGACGCCGCAGCAGTTCTTGCAGATGGGTCGCGATGTCGAGAACCTCTCGATGCGTTTGCCCATGCTGCCGGCCGAGATTGCCAAGATCGTCGCGGCCGCCGGCCAGGCGGCCATCCCGCGCCAGGAGCTGGTCCGCTTCGCCGAGGATGCGGCCAAGATGGGCGTGGCCTTCGACAGCAGCGCCGAGGAAGCCGGCCAGACCATGGCCACCTGGCGCACAGCGTTTCGCATGGGCCAGGCCGAGGTCGTCGTGCTGGCCGACAAGATCAACTATCTCGGCAACACGGGACCTGCCAGCGTCAACAAGATCAGCGCGGTGGTGAACCGCATTGGCGCCCTGGGCGAGGTGGCCGGCCTGCAGAGCGGACCGCTGGCGGCGCTGGGCGCCACCGTCGCCGGCATGGGCATCGAGTCGGAAGTCTCGGCCACCGGCATCAAGAACATGCTGCTCACCCTGGCCTCGGGCGAGTCGGCGACCAAAAGTCAGCGCGAGGCCTTCGAAAAGCTCAGCATCAAGGCCACCGACATGGCCCAGGTCATGCAGAAGGACGCAGGCGGCGCGATCATGTCAGTGCTGCAGAAGCTGCGGGCACTGCCCAAGGCCGAGCAGGCCGCGACAATGACGCAGCTGTTCGGGCGCGAGTCGATTGGTGCGATCGCGCCACTTCTGACCAATCTGGAGCTGCTGCAGGGCAACTTCGCCAAGGTCGCCGACGCGCAGCGCTACGGCGGCTCGATGTCGGCCGAGTACGCATCGCGGGTGGCCACCTCGGCCAACTCGCTGCAGCTGCTGAAAAACACCGCTGTGGTGGTGTCGCAATCGATCGGTCAGGCGCTGCTGCCGCAGTTCAAGGAACTGACCGAGCGCACGGCTGGCGTGGTCGGCCAGGTCACGACGTGGATCCGCGCCAATCCGGTGCTGGTGGGTGCGATCGCCAAGACGGCGATCGCCGGCGCCGCGCTGGTCACGATCCTGGGCGGGCTGCTGGTGGCCGGCGGTGTGGCAGCGATGGCGTTCTCGCAGATCCACGGCGCCGTCGCGCTGCTGTCCGGTGGCGGTGGGTTCGGCGCACTGATCCGCCAGGTGCTGTCGTTCGGCGGCCGCGTGCTGCCGATGCTCGCCAATGGCGCACGCCTGCTGCTGCCGCTGCTCGGCGGCGTCAGCCTACCGGTGTTGGCGATTGGTGCGGCCGTCGCGGCGGTGGCGCTGCTGGTGTGGAAGTACTGGGGGCCGATCAAGGCCTTCGCCATCGGGGTGTGGCAAGGCATTGTCGATGTTGCCGCGCCGGTGCTGGCCGAGCTGCAGGCCGCGCTCGCGCCGCTCGGCCCGGTATGGGACACGGTGGCCGCCGCAATGGGCCAGGCCTGGGTGTGGGTCAAGCAGCTGCTGACGCCGTTTGAGGCCACCACCGCCCAGTTGCACGGTGCAACGCAGGCCGGGCGCGGCTTCGGGCAAATCCTGGGCGCGGTGCTGGTCACCCAGCTGCAGCTGGCGGTCAAGGCGATCGGCTGGCTGGTGCAGGCGTTTGTATATGTGCTGCCGGTGATCAAGCAGATCCTCGGCGGCGTCTGGCAAACCGTCCAGGGCACCTGGTCGTTGATCGTAGGCGTGTTCACCGGCAACGGCGATCGCATCCGCCAGGGGCTGCTGCAGCTATGGGCCGGCATCAACCTGCAGCTGGCCAACTGGCCGGCCCGGATGCTGCAGGCCGGTGCGGACATGATCACCGGCCTTGTGCAGGGCATCCGCTCCAAGCTCAGCGCCGCCAGCAACGCAATCGCCAGCGTGGGCACCGGCGTGGTCGATCGGTTCAAGGGCTTGCTTGGCATACACAGCCCCTCGCGCGTGTTCGCCCAACTGGGCGACTTCACCATGCAAGGCCTCACCGTCGGCCTACAGCGCGGCCAGGGTGCGCCTGTGCAGGCCGTCACGGCGCTCGGCAACCGCATGCGGGTGGTGGGCGCCGGCCTGGCTTTGGCGACGGCCACGGCGCCCGTGGCGGCGATCGACAGCCGGGCACCGCTATCGGCCCCTGTGCGCGCCGCCAGTGCGCCGGCAACCGGGAACAGCTACGTCATCCATGTCCATGCCGCACCGGGCATGGATGCCAATGTACTGGCGCGCGAAGTCGCTCGCCAGATCGAAGAGCGCGACCGGCGCGCCGCGGCGACCCGCCGCTCCAGCCTGCGCGACGACTGAGGATCCACCCCGATGATGATGTCCTACGGCACATTTGTGTTCGCCCTCGACAGCGCCGCGTTCCTGCAGCTGCAGCGGCAAATGAGCTGGCGCCATGCCACCAGCGAGCGCGTTGGCGCGCGGCCGGCCAGCCAGTTCTTGGGTCCGGGCGATGACACCGTCGAGCTGTCGGGCCTGATCGCGCCCGAACTCACCGGCACGCGTGCCTCGCTGGACACGCTGCGCGAGCTGGCTGCAGACGGCGAGCCATTGCCGTTGGTGGATGGTGCCGGGGTGGTCTACGGGCCGTATCTGCTGCTGACGGTCAACGAGACCGCGTCGCTGTTCTTCGAGGACGGCACACCGCGCCGGATCGAGTTCCAGCTCAGCCTGCGCCGCGCCGACGACATCGCGCCGGAGACGGCCGCATGAGCTACCCGATTCCACAGTGGCGGGTGGTGCTCGATGGCGTCGACCTCACCGAGCGCATTGCACCACGTCTGCTCGATCTCACCCTCACCGAATGCCGGGGCGGCGAAGCCGACCAACTGGATCTGCGCATCCACGACCACGACGGTAAGATGGCGCTGCCCAAACGCGGCGTACGCCTGGCTGTGGCGCTGGGATGGAAAGCCACCGGCCTGGTCGACAAAGGCACGTTTATCGTGGATGAGGTGGAGTACAGCGGCGCGCCGGACATCATCACTATCCGGGCGCGTAGCGCAGATTTGACTGCAAACATGCGCACACGCCGCGAGCGCAGCTGGCACAACACGACGCTGGGCGCCGTGCTCAATACGCTCGCCGGTGAGCACGGCCTGACGCCGCGCGTGGTGGAGGCGCTAGCGCGCATCAAACTGTCCCATCTTGACCAGGCCAACGAGAGCGATATGAATCTGCTCACTCGGCTGGGGCAACGGTTCGATGCGGTCGCGACGGTCAAAGCTGGGGCGCTTCTGTTTACACCGATTGGTGCCGGCACCACGGTGAGCGGCAAGCCGCTGCCGACTGTCACCCTGACACGGCGCGATGGCGATCAGCATCGCTACTCGGTGGCTGATCGCGACGCCTACTCCGGCGTGCGCGCCTACTGGGCAGACAAAGGCAAGGCGCGGCGGCAATCTGTGCTGGTAGGAACCGACGACAATGCTAAGAATCTTCGTGAGTCATATGCCGATGAAGCAACAGCACGCCAGCATGCGCATGCAGAGTTGGAGCGAGTCAAACGCGGCTTGGCGAAGTTCGACTACACGCTAGCAATAGGACGGGCAGATCTATTCCCCGAGCAAATTGTCATGGTGCGTGGGTTCAAGCCTGAAATTGATGCTCAAGCATGGTTAACTGCCAAGGTAACTCACACTATGGATAGCAATGGATTCAAAAGCTCCACAATCCTGGAAAGCGTACTCAGCTAGTGCGTTTGCTTATCTAATTTGGATATGGTGCATGCGGATGAAGTTAGGCCGGACCTCGATGCATTCACCCCAACAACAAGGATGGGCATGTTTAATTTAATAATTTCCTCCAACCCAGATATTCTGAAAGATAATTCCTTTGAACTGGACAGGAATCGCGTCGACGTCCCCCCGATTTTGAGTAGCACCGCAGTTTGGAGTCCAATTCCCTACCCCGAGGAGATTGGACGTGAAGAAGCGCTTTTCCGAAGAACAGATCATTGGCTTCCTGCGCGAAGCCGAAGCGGG